ACCACCAATAACGGATCCAATAGATCCGCCGACAGCGCCAAGACCAGCCTGCAGGTAGTAGCCTTTACGAACTAGCTTGGTGAATGCCTCCGCGGCTTCTTCACCACCCGGTGCGATTTCCCGAAGGTTAGTAATAAGCATGCTCAACTTCGGCATGTTTGCTATCTTGCTTTCAAATCCCTTTTTGTAGTTATTTCCGGCGCGGGCACCAGCAGACTGAACTTCTCGGTCTACTGTGTTGAACCCGCGCTTGATGTCGTCCGCTACCTGACTTGTCAGGGCGCGAACGACAATCTCGGCTCTACCTACAACTGCCACGGGCTATCCTAGCGGTGTATCGAGAACTCCGCCAAATGGATCAGGGCTCTCGGGATTGAAATCGGTGGGTGGGGTATACGGCTTGGCCGTGGGGTTGACTGGAGTAACATCATTGAGATTGTCGTCGAGGTCCTCGGGATCAAGATACTGTCGACCTTGAGGATCATCAGATACGCCATATTTGTAGTCACGGCCATAGAACTCGCGGTACATAACTTTTCGTACCCGAGTTTTCTGAGCCGCCTGCTCCCTAGAGTCGCTGAAGTGGTCTTCTTCCATATAATAATGGAGCAGATCAAGCATGTCACTCGCCCCCATCTTCTCTAGGTGTATGTTGTTACTTAGGGCTTTGCCGTTGACCGTAGGCCAGAGGTCTAACGCCCATTGGATTAGACCTCGGGTTGCGATTCCGGGCGGTCACCGTACTGGGACATGACCCAGCCTACGATCTCACCCAGCGTCTCAGCACTGACAATTTTCTTCTTGTCCTTGACAAGCTTCTGGAATCGCTTGTAGCTTTCGTCTTCAAGAGCCGCAGAGAAGAACTCCGTGATCGAGCGAACTGAGTCTCCGGAGTCGTCACTCGAGCTGGCCGCAACCAGTTCAAGAATTACGAGTCCTTGGATCTCTTCGACGCAGAAGAACTCTTCGCCGTGGATCTTGAAAGAAATTTTTTCGGAAGCAGCATTGCGCTTGCCTTCACCAAAGTCTTTAAACTTTGACATGGGTAATACCTCTATTCTTAGTTATGTCGTTTTAGGCTTACATGCCTAAGATAATTATACCGCAGAACATAACTATCGAGGAGTGAATACTCCACGGTCACTGCGGATAATCTCTTCCAGACGGTAGGTGAGGTATGGGTTGGGCGCAGTGCCGGGGTGGAAAATTTGCTTTGAATAGACCGTTCGACCTTTAGAAGAAAATCTTAGTACCTCTTCTTGATCTGCCTGAATAACGTGTGGTGGTGTCCCCTCGTGGTGGTCATACGCGTACGCGGTGTAGGCACCGATGATACGTTCTTGGCCCCCAGCAAAGCGGTTGGCTGACCACTTGATTGAGTTTCTTAGGCGTCCGGTTCTAACGCCGACTTTTAATCGCGCAGCATCAGCGACTCGGTTAGCAATACGGTTCATATACTGAGCCACGGGACCAGTTGGACCGTTAATAACCTCATCCAGAATCTCTGGGTAGAGGATTAGACCGCTAAAAGTATAGCTAAACTGTGGGATTGACCCAACCCCGCCGCGACTTGGTCGACTGCGGTGGGTTGCTCCACGGACACGTTTGTACGTTCCGTAGAGCAAACTGTCAGGAAGACCGTACGTCATTAGGGAATCGCCATCGTCAGGCTAAGAGTGGTGACAATATATCCACCCTGAACTGCTCCGATTTCAACGGTAGCAATAACTCCAGGGCCCGACAGGGAACCAAGATCTTCATCCCAGTAATCAAACTGATTGAGTGATTGAAGGAGAACCCACGAGTCTATGAGGGCAATATCAGAAGCGCCCTGAATTACTTCAGCAGATGGCGTCCCACCGTTCTGCCCAATTACAGGGATGGGCCGGGAAATGTCAACGCTCATAACCGCAGTACGAGGCATGTTGCATCGTTGCGGACCAGAAGCTTGATCTCCGGGAGGGCCTAGGTACCCTTGTAAAAATGAGACAGTCAACTGCTCGCAGTCAATGACTGGCTGCCCAATCGTGTAGTAACGACGAGACGGCAGAGGCACGCCAAACGACGTGAACACACTCTCTACACGTTCAAGAACGCCAGCGAGTAAGTCACGAAGATTGAGCGCCTCCGCGTCAATGTCGTAATTTGCTACCTGAATGGATGGCATGGATTACTCCGCAGGAGCCTCTTCTACCTCTTTAACAGGGGTTTCGACAACAACTGGGGCGGGAGCTGCAACCTTTTTTACCGCAGGAACAGCAACAGCAGGCTTCTGGTTTCCGGGCATATCTTGTGCGCGGAAGTTGGTCATGATGGTCATGGGGTCGTTCTCCTTGTTTATGTTAGGTCTACATCTAGGTTACCAGATGTAATATAGGTGCTTGCGCCGTTTTGTATTCCATACAGATCCCATGTTCCGGGGTCTACCATGCGAAGTACAGCAAAAGCGTCGGCATAGGGAATGGTGATAGAAATATTTGTTGAAGTAACCGTGATGTAGGACGCGCCCGAGACCGTTTTTGCGTAGGTTCCGTCATAGCTTCGCAGAATTACTTCTGTTGTCCACCCCGCCTGCGAGTACAAGAACGCAGCATTTATGGATGCCAGGGTTACCGTAATAGTTTTGGTCCCTCCAGCAGGAACAATGATGTCTCGGGCACTAGCCGTGAGCTTTCGTGTCTTGCGTGTGTACTTGCGAGCACGAGGGATGTCCGGGGTAAAGACGCGAGCACGCTTCTTTGCTCCGTCTGGGTTGTTGGTCTTGAGAAACAGGTCGATTTCGTAGATACCTGTACGGAGTTCAGCGATAAAGTCCTGCTGATCGAGGATGGTGTAACTAACCCCTTGTCGAGATACAGAAGTCACACGCTGGGGGAGAGCGCAGTCGTCGTCTCCAGTCCACAGTCGGATGAACTCTTGAGCAAGACGCTTGGCCGCAACCTTGCCCATGGTTGGGGGGTTCATGCCGTAGGTGTACGTGATTTCAATGTCGGCGGGGACAATGAGAGCACCCTCGGAGAACTGGATTGTCGATCTATCGACAACATAATAATTGTCAGGGGAGTAAACCTCACCCTTTGTGCTACGAACAGTCTGAATAGATTGGACGGGCTGACTGCGAAGTCGGATACGGGTTTCAGCCGAAACCCAAGGCTCAATCATCTCCGTTGTCTTGGTGATAATAGCATTGACGAGAGCGGCCTCTTGAAGCAGGTGCATGTTGAGAAGTGGTGCAAATCGGACGTAGCGCTCAGTGATTGTCTGCGTTCCGAAATACTTACGGCCCGACATTGACCACATCAAGTAGGACGCAGTCTTTACCGCATCTTGCGCGTATTCGTTTTCTTGGAATTGAGGATCGAGCTCGTCGACCGTGATCCAAAGTCCAGCCATTTTTTATTCCTAATCCTTTATGGTAAATGGGTGGCACACCGTGAGACGTGCCACCCATCCACCTAGTTAACTATTGGTTAGGGCGCTCCAGTTGGGCCTGTCTGCGCGACTACCACGTTGTCGATGGCGTTGTCAGCGTTGTAGTTGACGTTTCCAGGAACGTTGATAGCGATGTCGTTATCAAGCGATCCTGTTGCAACTTCAGCGTAGTAACCGTAGTTTGTGACGGTTCCAGTCTCGACCGCCGATGCGACAGTACCCGACTTGGCGTAGCTGAACGTGGTTGTAGTTGGGACAGCCGTGATGGGGAAGGTTCCGTTTACGGTTGCACCAGCTGTAACAGCTGCGACAGTAACTTCGTCACCAACGCGGAAGCCGTGTGCGCCGTCTGTCGTAATGGTGACAGTACCAGCAGCAGCAACAACGTTAGTGATTGTGTCAGTGACACCCCACGTGTAGAAGCCCTTGAGTCCGGTTGGAGCCCATGTCGAACGTGCGTACGAGTAGGGGCGGTCCGAAGCCTGTGGGAAGTCCCAGCGGTTGTCGGGTCCAAAGTCGAACGCGATGTTTCCAAGGCCATAGCCTTCGAATGTCGTTGCGAGCATTCCGTTCTCGATAACGCGGTCGCCTGACTGGCGAAGCTTGGCGAATGGGAAAACCCAGTGGAAGTAGGGGTACGAAGCAGCCTTACGTCCATCCTTGATGGCGATTGACCAAGCTTCAATGGAAACACCGTTACCAGCAGGGTCGTCTCCAACTCCAGGAGCAGCCCAACCAATGGACTGTACTGCCGATCCAGTGTTCTTGCGAAGCAAGAGTCCACCAGAAAGGAGAGCCGAGAGCTCAGGGTCGGGCTCACAGATAGCGAGTTCCATTGTGATGCGCTTGAGTGTGTCGGGGGACTTGTATGTCACGCAGACAGCACCGTTGGCGCTCTTTTCCGTGAATTCGTCACCTTCTTCATACTCGGGGGTGAACGATACGCGCATAAACGCGGATGTGGTGTATGAGTCACCAGCACCGTTCAGAAGGTTGCCGTTGGCATCGAGGCGGGTAACACGAATGGCAACACCTTGAATGCTGGCGGCGTAGTCTTGAGTAGCCATGTAGCTATTCTCCTTATTTGTTGTAGGTTAGGCCGCTGTCAGATCAACTCGAACAGCGAGGTGGATCGAAGTGTCAAAGAAGACCGATGCGGATCGGTATGCCTTGATCTTCATGTCATTTGCATTTCCCGACACGTCATAGCCCTGGGCTAGTGTGTCGTTGACGACCTCAGGCTTGCCGAGGTGAACTCGGAGTGTGCCTGTGGCGTACATCCATTTGTTGGTGTCGGTAGCCGAAGCTCCCGTTGCACCAACGGGTCCAGCGCCAGAGTAGCCCGAGCCAATAATGACTGGGGTTCCGCCAAATGTCTGGTGATGATCTTTTTCTGTGTCATGAAACAAAACTTGACTGCTTGAACTTAGCAAAGCGGCGGTATCGCGAGTCATGTGAATGTATCCCTGTTCACCAAAAGGAGAAACATCTCCAATGTAGTGCTCAAGAAGAGCAAGCGCACGCTTGGGGGACAACGCTGTTCCCGAGTTAAGAGTAGTGACCGTTGAAGCCTTGGTCAGATAGGGGTTGTCAAGAGACTCTCCTTGAGCAATAGTACCGCTCCACAGTTCGGTCTCAACAGCCTTTTGTGTTCCGGCCTCAATCTGTCGAAGAACACGAGCAAAACGATCTTCGGCAACGAGACCAAGAGTAGAAGCGTCGTCCTCTACTTCAATAAAGAATGGACGAATTTGAGCGATAAATCGATCTGCTCTCCGAGCACCTGAGTCAGGCCCGTGAATAGCTTCGCTAGTATCATCAGTGACATCCCAGTTGCGAAGTGCATAGGGAGAAGATTCAAGCATTTGTGCGTATCCGCGTTCCCAGCGCTCGTCGTAGTCGCGCGAAGCGTGGGTGATTGGGGGAACCGCAGCGAAGAGTCCGAACTGAGTCGGCTCGAGGGGAAGTGCCGGGTGGACTCCATTGAATGCCATTTGGTTCTTTCCTTAAGGTCTGATCTTGTGTGGGGAGTCCCCCAGGGGCCGAAGCCCCTGGGGAACAACCACGGGGTGGTTACCTATCGAGGATTAGTACTCGATGGTTGCTGCAGCGGTGTTACCCGTGGTGTCACGGAGTGCTGCGGCGGTACCGTTGACGTTGATCGTCGAGGTGATGGCGAGAGACTCGACACCGACCTTGGCGACGCCTTCGAAGGTTTCAACGAACATCTTGTAGTCGTTGGTTCCGACGAGGGTCGAGTCACGGATGATACCGAGGTCGAGGGTTCCACCGTCAAGGAAGACGAAGGTTCCTTCAGCAAACAGGTACCAAACGAACGAGTCAGGGAACTCGAGGAGTGCAGCAGCACTCTGCGAGCCGAAGACCGACGAGTCGAGCGAGGCGACGAGCGTCACGTTCGAGGTGGCAAGGTATCCGTTGATTTCTGACATCGAGATCGAGATCGTACTGTCACCAGGCATTGCGAGCGTGAGGTCCGCTGCAACTGCGTCATATACCCAGTCAGGGATGATGGCGCGAAGCTGGGTGCTAGCTTCGATACGGTGACGCGAGCGGTAAGCCGCGGCCGCACGACGGATCTGAACGAGGAAGTCGCGACCAAAGCCGATGAGGCTTGTGGTTGTGACTGCCGTCGAGCCAGTCGAGATACGCGAGAGCAGGTTCTGCTCTGCCTCACGAGCGTGCTGGATCAAGCCAAGCTCGTTGTGGCGAGCAAGGAGCTCGGGGTACGCACGGGTGAACAGGTTACCAAACTGCATCTGCAGAGTAACAGCGTCGGTGACGGCTGTAAGCTCAGCAGCAGCAGTAACGGTCAGCGAGAGCTTTGACGCGGGGTCAGGGCTTCCTGCTGAGTCGTTAGCAGCGGTCCACACACCAACAGCGTTAGCGTAAGAGCTAAGTACTGGAGGGGTGACGTAGCGAACGCCGCCACGGTCTGCCTGGAAACGGGGGAGTGAGTCACGGACGGGACGAATGCTCGTTCCGAGTCCGAAGACGTCGTACTTTACCTCGAGAGGCGTTGCAAATCCACCAGAAGCGATAAGAGCTTCTGGGCCAACAACTGCTTGGATCTTTGCGCGGTTCTCTTCGGGGTCCGAACTCAGAATGCGAGAGTCGGGGTACTGGGTCGAGAGGGATGCAACAATGTGCTGTTCTCCATCTCCACCATTGACGCGACGGAGGGTGTGCAGGCGCTTTTCAAAAGCCTGTGCCACCTCCGACATGTCTGTTAGGGTGCTTCCAGCCGTGTAGCCAGGGATGTCCGCGCCCGCTGTAATAGCAACGGGTGTTACGGGTGCAACCTGAGCAACTGGACGGCGGTCTGCTGGAGCTTCGAAAGCTCCTTCTGCTGCGGCGGTCACGGGTGCCTCTTCCTGCGCCTCAGGCGCAATGTCGGTGATTTCTTCGGTTGGTGCCTCAGCCTCTTCAGCACCCTCGACGGAAGCAACAACTGCTTCTTCGCCAGCGGGAGCCTCTTCGGCAGGGGCGGGTTCTGCTGTTTCAGCAGGGACGACTTCCTCATCAGTTGAGAATTCAGCAACAGGAGCATCGACATCAGCCGATCCATCCAGTACTTCTTCAACAACTTCGGGTTCTTCATCCGTCGAGAATTCGGCATTCTCATCGGAGACAGTCGATGCCTCAGACATTTCGTCTTCGTCCTCTTCGGGCATGGTCATTGGAACTTCTTCTTCAACGATCTCGTCCTCAGTTGGAGCGGTGGGCTCTTCGGTCTCTTCTACCATTTCTGGTTCAGTAGCCATTGGGGCTTCCTCTTCTTCCTCGGCGGGGATCATCTCTTCAGATTCTCCATCACCATATACTCGATTAGTGGCTTCGGCGGCCATGGAAACAAGTTCCTCAGCCTGCGCCTCACGGCGCTGTACCTCACCACGGACGGTCTCTAGCATGTCCGCTAGAGTTGTCATGGCATCCACTGACTCTGGTGTGAGATCGCCGTTCTCGTCGATAGACTCGAACTCGGTGATGATGCCCGCCTGAAGTTCCGAGACTTGCTCGTCGTTCAGTTCGGACAGTCGGTCCAGTTGGTTCTTAAAAGAATCCACTGTACCTCTCCTTAGGTCAGTCGGCAGACGGGATGTCTACCTGGGGATATAGTCTGAGGCGTAGGGACTATCATCATCGATGCAGGCGCTACACCCTTCTTACTAATTGTAACTTATTATTAAGTTAGCAATCGAAGCAAACGGTTCATCTGCGATGAAATATCTGCTTGACTGTATACATCCGATCCTGCTTGGAAACCTTTCAGTTCCCGGGTAGCAATATCGGCGTCTTTTTTCCCAATCTTGCTTTCAACACGGGTGACCATGTCGTCCATCAAGTTCTTCAACGTAGGAGGAAGATCGCTGTAGCGAACTTTCTGCGCTTGGTTGTCGAATGGTAGGGGGAGGTTTGCAATCGCTTTGCCCAACTCAGTTGTGCTAGCGCGAACATTCTCAAGCGAGTCGGCGTTGAGCGCTCCTGCATCGAGACGGTCAACAATGTCGAGAAGGTCTTTTGACGCCATAACAGAGGCCAAGTAGTCTCCGGCGTTGTCAAGGTTCTCAATATCCTGAATCTTTGCAAGAACATCCGAGTTACCTGAGTCACCGAGGTCTTGCTTCAATCGAGCGAGTACCTGACGGAATCGTCCTTGCGCGTCACGGGGCTGAGTCTTGGGAGTGTACTTGACACGACCATCGTTCTTTCCCTCTTTGGCGTCAAAGATGTCCTGAATATTGACACCGGGAAGGAGAATCTCCAACTGCTTGGGGTCAACTTCAGTCAGGTCAGGAATGTTTCCGGCGCGAATCTGGCGAACAGCTTCAATAACTGCATCTCCTTCAGCGGAGGCCAAGATTGCGGTGCGGCTACGCATCGACTCGAGGCTTGCAGTAATCGAATCAGAGGCCGCAGTTGTCCACTTCTTGGGAACCATGCCCTGCTCTCCGAGAGCACGTGCACGCTTCGTGATGTGCTTACGAACCTTGGCTTGGTCAGACTTCTTAGCGCGACCGTACGCTTGAATAGCATTCTTAAGGTCAGAGACATTGCGAATTGGGTATGAGCCATCTGGGAGAGCCTGACCCTTGTCAGCCAGAGTCTCACGCTCTTTTGAGGTGAACTTGGCAAACTCTGTAATAGCCGAGAGTTCGCGAGCACGCTCAACAAGGTCGCCAGCGCTAGCTGTGAGGCCGGCCTCGAGGACTCCCTGCTTGGTGAGCGAGGCGAAGAACATGTCGTAGTTGCCCTCCTCCATTTCGTAGCGATCTTCTACCTTTTCAGCACGTTCTTCTTCGTATTCGTGCTTCTCGTAGTTAGCGAGGGATACACGCAAATACCATGCCCACTTCTGGTGCATCTCAATGCGTCCGCCAATAAAGTTAGCAATGCCCTGCTGACGAGACTCGTCAGCGACATCAAAGACTGCCATCAGCAATCCAAGAACGCTCTCGTTGACTTCGTGAAGTTCAGCGACCATTTCTTGGATAGAGGCGTTTTCTCCAAGGTTAGACTCGCCGAACTGGCTCATCTTGGCAAAGGTAGCAAGATCGAAAGGAGCCTTGTACCCAAGCTTGCGGATGCTCTCAGCGAGGGGATCGATTGAGCCCTCAACATCTTCAAAGATGGTGGCAAAAAGCTCGTGGAACTGAGCAAAGTCCTGTCCTTCAACATTCCAGTGGTGTCCTTGAACCTTAGCTGCAAAGACCGAAACATCAGCAAGGGTCTGCTGGAGAATCTCAGCCAGACGTCCGTCAATCTTTGGGGCATAAGACTTCATCTTCTTGTCGGCAAAGTCCATACGAGCCTTGTCAGCAGCAGCAGTCAGAGCGTCGCGCTCTTTCCGTTCAATGCGTGAAATGCGTTCGTGAAGTTCGTCAACGGGGTTGGACTTCATACGAGCGAGCGTGGCAGCACCAGCAGCAACAAGCGCCATGACCTGTCCCGAGGCAACGCGAGCGCGTGCAATCGGGAATCCGGGAACGTTGACCTGACAGACAGCGACGAGCTCAAGCGAACCGCGAATTGGACGCCAGTCGCCCGAAGGTGCCGACGCACGAAGTGCGCGAACCTGCTCAGGCTGGACTCCGGGGCGGAGCCCTCCAGCAACCCAGATTCCGTAGCGGTCCTCACCAGCGTGAACATCGGCAACGGCGCTCGCCGTGTCGTCGTAGTGCTTGATGGCTTCGGCTGCTGATGCGGTAAGGTCGGCGTGTCCACCAGCAAGAGTGAGCTGACCAACAGGGACATCATTTCCACCGTCGGTGCGGATAACTCCGGTGTGGAAGAATCCATAGTTACTACGGCTACGGGGTGGCTTAGTGCCGAAGGGAAGACCGATGTGGTCAGTGTCCCACGATGCAATGTGTCCGTATACATGACCGTCATCAGAAACAGTAAGTGGGGTCGCCCTTTCGAGGCGAGGGTTTTCGAACCACATCGCGGGTGGTACGACGGGGATCTGCTGAGCAACCATGCCACATGCCACTAACGACGCGGCATCCATGGGGTCAGCGTCGTCGGCGTATACGCCATCTGTCAACACAGTTTCCTCCTGAGTATAAGCTTCTTGCCCTTCATCGGCAAGAGCAATTTGACACTCTTGAAAAGCGGGCTTTGATACTATTGTAACCGCCATTACACGAGCCTTATTTACAACAATTTTGTCTTTTTTGATTTTGTCTGTTTTCTTAGCCATATCAGAGACGTCTTTGTCTGAATCCTTGCGGTTATCGTCCGCTTCAAAGCGATCCATGTCCGCAGAAACACCGCGCAGGAATCCGTTTCGAACAAGGCGTTCAGCTTCGCGTCCGTAGGGACCATCATCGAAAGTGCCGTAGCAGTTTCCAATTCCGTTTTCTGTCCGCTCCATCTGATCAATACGACCAACAACTACAGAGCCGTCGTGCCCAGACCCAGTCTTGATCTGCCACAGGAGGGGGAGGGGGAGCTCACGAATCTCGATCGCGTCCTTGCGGAACATACGACCATCGCCAGACTCAACCTCCTCAGGGATAACAAGAGGAATAATAAACTTAGACCCGTTCATGCGAATTTCACTGTCGTCGTGCATTACTCTGCTCCTTCTTCCGCGTAAGCGCTAAATACCTTGGCTTTGACGTAATCATTACCATTGAGGTAGTTGCCGACACATCGGTGGTGGCCGTCGATAAGTTTGTAGCCTTCGTCGTCTTTCCAGACCTTGACAGGCTTGTCAGAAGTGTAGTTACGTCCAACGCGACGCATATTGACACTCTTCTGCGTGGGAATTAGATCCATAAATAAGATTTCTTCAATCTCGTCCGAGTCCCCATCTTCGACCATAACGCGAATAGATTCTGGGACCTCTACACGATCAAGGTTGAAATAGTTAGCGGTACTGGAGTTGTAGTCGTCACCAACGGTCTGGATCTGCCCACCAGCACGGAGAGCTGAGATACGCTGTACAAGCTCATCGCGCTCAGCGCGAAGAACGGCAGCGGTAATAACTTGATCCTCAGATGCAAGGTATGTGGCGTCATCAATTATTCCGGCTTCGCGGTTGCGCTTGTCACCAGGCCAGTAGCCGTTCATCTCCTTGTGACGGAGAGCACAGTATCCCTTGGCGCGAGGACCCATGTACTTGCGAAGGTTGCGAACACAGCGAGTCCAGTCGCCGGGTGTCGTCCAGCGAATCTTGAGCCCACCGCGACCGATGGTCCAGTAGCGACGCAGTTCTTCGGCATTGCCACGGTTGCGGTCAAGACCGCCTGCTGCCGTAACAGGAACGCTGGGCCCAAGAAGGACAGCAAGAGCAACGGACGCGGCCACAGGCTTTTGTGCGTCTTCCTTTTTCTGCACCCCATGGCTTTCGTCTACCTGCTTGAGGACGTCGTTGAGCGTGTCGTTGTCGAGGGGGACAACGGGAGGAGGAGTTGTCGAGTTGAGTTCGGCAAGGCTCTGTAGGTCGCGGTTCCACTTACCATCTTTGCGAGTGTAAACCATGGGCTGGCTAGACTGTGAGCTGGCGGGGATGAGGCTGATCAGTTTCAGGACAGCGCGTGGGTCGTTGGCATCAACGATAGCCATATACATAGGCTGAACGTCGGTGGTCTTAGGGGTGAGTTCTTGCTCGGGTTCCTTGTTGGTGGCAGCAGCAGTAATGGGGTTGTACCAAATGCTGTTCTTAACACCTAAACCGCTGGTCCTCTTGAGCCACTTCTTGAGCAATGGGTGGTAGTCAGGAGTTGTCTCCATCTCCTTGCCGACCTGACGCTCAAGCTTTTCGCCGTAGGCTCCCTTTCCTCGGTAGCCCTTATCTTGGACACCAATCTGAGGAACGTCCATTGGGACGTAGTTGTCGCGCTGGGACTGGACCCATGCAGGCCAGTCGCGGAGGATTTGCTGAAGGTCTTGGCTTGTTAGGCGAGGGAGTGTTCCGGGAAGGACGGCGTCGGGGTTAAGTCCTGAGTCGCGGGGCTCTCCGAGGATTCCGCTAGTGTCCAATGGGGGGGAGCTGGATGGGGTAGCCGACGGAGCACTTTCAGTGGCAGTAGCCATGGGGGCTGCTTCAGCCGTTGGAAGCATTGTCTTGGCAGGAGCAACACTCTTACCGGGAACATTGACTTCCGTGCCATTATCTAACTGCACAGTGACGGCTCCCCGGGATGGGTCAATTGCAGTAATGTTTCCTTGACGTGACGAGTCGCCGTCGATAGTGACGCGAGTTCCGGTCTTGGCAAACTTTCCAGTAGCGTCGCGGACCTGCTTGGATGCTTTCTGAGCCCGCTCTTCTGGGGTATAGACACCGTCCTGATTAGTAACAGGTTCTCCAGCAGCAGTCAGTGTGTCGATGAAGGACCAGTCAATTTCGTAGACTGCATTAGCGGCCAGAGTGGCTTCTTCAAGATCAAGATCCTCGAGGCCGACAAACTGGTGCGGGCGGTAAGTTAGTGAGGCAGCGACAGCAATAGCCGATTCTGGGTCGACATCAAAGTGACTTACCTCGGGGTAGTGCTCTGCCTCCGAGTCCATAATCTCGTCGATGTCGTAGACGTTGGTGTGGGGGTTACCAAGATCGTCCCACTGGCCGTCGTCCCACATATAAGTGCGACCATCAAGATCAACTTTATACAGTCGATCGATGCCAGACCCGTCGTGGTGAAGGCGCACAATAAAGTGTGGAATAATTTCTTCGACTTCGGTCTTGGCAAGCATGAAGTCGGAAAGCTCAGTAGTTGGGTGGATGTAGATGGGTTCGTACATCGGAGTTGCGTAACCATCGGCGCGGATAGCGGCCTTGTTCTCGCGCTCTACAATTGCTCGCGCCCAACGCCATGCTGGATCACCACCCCACAGAGCCCATGCAATGCGTCCGTTGCTGGGAAATCCGTCTTCTCCTGGAGACCATCCCTTGCCTTTTTTGTCAACTTCGTGACGGGGGAAATACTTAGCAATGTGGCGGACCTTCTCAATGCCGATCTGTCCGCCCTTAGCAAGAGTGCGGGCAGTGTTGACGCCGACAGGCGTACCACCGCGCTTCTCTTCTTTGCGCCATTCGAGGGCTTTTTTAGCTTCTTCTTGTGCGGTCTTGGGGATAGTGTAGAGCCGAGATTTGCCCGCAGCGGTTATAGAAACATCAAGAGTAGTCAGAGCTGAGTTGGCTAATTCAGTGGCAGGGCCCGCGTAGTAGGGTTCTTCCCAGCCAGATTGAGACATCTTTACAACTTCAAAGTTGCCGGAAGCAACGACCACATTTAAAGAGGAGTCGATGACGACTCCCTTTGATCCGTTGTTATACAGAAGTAAATCTCTGTACTGCCCGACTAGCTCTGTCAAAATAATCCCTCGCTGTTTGGATACAGTCTTATTACTTTATTTTACCGCTGATTTGTCGTCGCCACTAAACTTTCTTGAGGCGTCAAACAATTCCATCTTGAGTGGGGAGAGGGGAAAGTCTGGGTCATTAATTTCCCGGGTCTCGAGGTCGAGAATGAAGCGCTGATCTTCCTCGGGAAGCTGGTCGAAAGTCTGGTACTGGGCTTTCTGGGCGCGGCCTTTAATCTCCATGAACTTGATATTCAACTCAGGGAAGAAGATACGGATAGCCGTACCTGTCCACGCGATGTGCTTTGCTACTTCAGGACCCATTATCTACTCCTATGCTAACTCTTCAGGGGTGAACCCCATCAATTCTAGTGCCTGCATGATTTCTTCAATAGAGGCGTTGTAGCGGTTAGCTACACCACCAGCAGAATACTCAAGCGGGATGGACATGCGACCCTCGGATATGGCTTTCCGGTACTGAGCGAGAAGCGCGTAACGGTCGAAGATCTCGGCCATAGTGTCGGGGGAGAGTTGGCTCTGGCCCGTAGTTGGTGCCTGTCGAGAACCTGCACCCTTACCTGAATCTTCTGGCTTGTCAGCAGAATCTCCGCCCATCAAGAAATCAAAACTCTTGAGGATGTCGAGTACGTCCTCTGAAGCTTTTGGCGCTGGCTTCTCTTTTACTGACTCGGCTGGGGGCTGCGCTGGCTTGCGCGGTGGGCGTGGCTTACGCGGTGCTTTGGGGGGAGTAACTGTTTCAGTGGGCGGAGCCACTTCTGGGGTGTCTGGCGTAGCAGGCACTTCTGAAACCTCAGGAACCGCAGGTGCGTCAGCAGGCTCAGCAAAGTACGCGTTGAGCTTGTCCAGCTCACCATCGAACAGCGCAGCAAACTGACGACGAACTTCTGGAAGAACCACTCCTGCATTCTCTTTAGCTCGGAGTCGCTTGAAGATTAATCCTTCATAGAGTCCACGCAGGTTAGTTTTACGCTTATACAGAGCCTCAATTGCTGGGTCGCCGGTGGGGATCTCGAGAGACGGATTTTTGTTGCGATCAACTAAGAACTTAGCAAACCCAAGAAGCTGTTCCGCCGAGAACTTCTCCAGAATTGGGAATGGAGCATCCCCGGGGATACGTCGCCAGTCTAGTGAGTTGTCGAAGGGCTCTGGGAGTGCTGGGAAGTCCTGGTAGTGAGTAGAAGTAGAAGTTGGGCTTCTCCACTGCACGCTTGGATTCTCGAGGTTGATTCCATCAGGCAGGGCCATTGTTGCTCGGGACGCCCGTCGTGCGCGGGAGCTGGTGCTGGTGCTGGCAGGTCCTGCGCCTTTCTCCTTGCCCTTTTCCTGCTCTTCGTAGGCTTCTTTGTACTGTTCAATGAAGAAGTCAGTTGGGTAGGCGGACGTGGTGGTACTCCAGATGTCGTAATCCTTGAGATCCTTTTTATCGATTCCACGTTCTTGGAGAAGATCCTCTACTGTGGCGGCGATTTCCAGGAGGCGAGCCATGTTACCAATATCCATGGCTTCTTCAGCTCGAGAGAGAGCGACATAGAGCATGTTAGCCTGTTGCATAATCTCGTCATCTGACAGATCACGCAGTTCGCGCTTTGGCTCACCATCTGCGTTCTTTTCAACTTCCCAGAAAGCAAAGACACTGTCACCTACCTTAACATTGGGGGCTTCCAGACCTTTTGCGCCGTGCACGGTCAGCAAGGCCACATCGTAGCCCAGCTCGTCAGTGTAGGGGTCGCCAGATTTAGTTCCATCAATCAATGCGCTGTACTTTGTACGAGCCGACTTGTCGACAGCGCTCATCTGGAAAACAGGTTGACCCGGACGGATTGTCTCATATTGAGCGTAGGCCACGGCGTAGAAGAGATCATCGGTAGATTCTTTGTTTTTTGCTCTACCGTCGATAAACTGACCAACTACCTCTTCGCGCGGCTTGGGCGACCCAACAGCCTTACCGTTAGACCATAGTGTCAACATATCTTTTCCGTCAGAGCCTTCACTAACAATATATGTGCGAAGACTCTCAATGGTAGGAATCCCCTCTTCATCAGGGGCTCCCTCGAGTCCAAAAGTAACAAGGTTTCCAGCTCCCAATGAGTACTTGAAGTCAATCAGGCTGGGAAGATTCTGCTTAAGAGAGGTTTTTTCGTCAGGACTACTGGTTTTTTTCTTGTCCTCTTTGCCCAGACTATTTGTGTAGAACTTAGAGAACTCTCCTGGAGTAGGGTTGTCGGCTTTTTCAGCCTCACGATACGTAGACTCAAATCCGAGGACATTGAGAGCGTCTTTACTGAGTGGGTTGTGCACCGAAGCATCTGCTTGGTACTTGAGACCACCGTCCAGGATTGATACAGTGACAATCTTTGTGCCTTCATTGCGCTCGAAGAGAAGCTCAACAACGCCCTCACCGAGGATTACACTAGGATTGCCAGCTTTGTTAATTTTATCTGGGTCCCGGAGTACGTTTCCGTCTTCATCACGGAGGGCAAAATTGGTGGAGGTGTAGAACTGCTTGACAATCGGCTTACCACCAGCGGCCCGGAACTCAGCGTCAGTTGGCATACTGACATCGCCCATCAACTTGTCTTTGTCGAGAGCTTCAATTCGACTGCGGGCTTTGGCTGCTTCTTTGAGCAAGACATTGACTGTATCAGAGCCTGGGTACACATTTGCAATTCTCATACCCTCGAACTCTTTGTCGGTGGTGTTGAATTTAATTAATTCAAGCTCTTCCCGCAGTCTGTCTGAGATGTTTGGATCGGCCAGCAGGTCACGCTTGGAGCGCTCGAGTCGCTGACGGAAGCCTAACAATCCAATGTTCGAACCTGTGATTCTAAGGTTTAACAGCTCGGAAGACTTTCCCTTTGTAACCGCGTACTTGAATCTGCCGGGAACGAGGGGCTCAAAGTCAAACCCATCACCATCAAGATCAGCCATCCGCTGAGGAATGTTGGGAGTTATTAGTCCCTCATACTCTTCGACATAGTCCTTTTGTCCGGAGATCAGGTATGAAGGCTTGGGAGATACAGTCTGACGGATAAGTCGGAGCATTTCTTGACGCCGTTCAACTGCCTTGACAACTACATCTTTCTTGATGGTTTTTCCGTCAGAAGATTTTTCTTTTACGGTTTTGGTATCATCCGAAATCATGCCAAATTCTTCGGCGACTCGGAGGAAGGCAATCACCTTGGAAGACAAGCCAGCACCACCTTTTCGGTACTTATCCATGATAGATTGCTCACCGCTAGTTCCAGGAGCGTTCAACCGAAGATCGGGGTAGTTTTGGAATACGCCCATCTCGTGGCTGGCAAATGCCTCTTTACGAGACCTAGTTGTTGGCCTCATTTGCATCAAACTCAGAGCTTCGATGTTTGCAATAAACTCTTCGCGACGGTTGGCATTGATGGCAACGCGACGTCCAGCAGAGGCATATATCGGCAGAACACCTAAGAGTGCGGTGTTAGTAGCTTCGATGTGCATGTCAACTTGTTCAGTTGGCATGGAGGTACCGCCAGCGCGCTTGATAGCCGCTTGAATTTCGGGAGTCATCTTCTTTAAGACTTCAGGGGGAAGAATTCTAGAGAAGATTTTTCCCTTGGGTGCTTCCTCTGACTTGCCAGAGGTAGTACGGAGCGGCTCACCCATCAACCACAGTGGAACGTTTGCCACATCAACGAGTGCCTGGGGGGAGCGGTATGTTTTGGTAAGACCATTCTTGACGTCAGCGACGCTATCTGCTTCATCATAGAACTTGAACATCTTGTTGACAGCACCACGGAACGCGTACAGAGCTTGTCGATTGTCACCGACTACAACCACTTGCACAGCTAGCCCATCTTCGTTCGGCATAGCAAGCTGGTTTACTAGGTCGATTTGTGCAGCGTTAAGGTCCTGAGCTTCATCAACAAACAGAGTGTCTGCTGTGGAACCTCCAGGGACTTTTTTCACAACATTGGCAAGGCCCGATAACTGCCAAATCTTTGACAACATAGAGTTAGTGACTGGAAGCGGGGAGAAGGGCTGTCCATCGATAGCGCTAAACGCCAGCTTATTCTTGATGGTGATAGGGACCGTTATATTTTCGTCCCACATCCTCTGTGCAATTTTGACATAGTCCCATGCAAGCGCCTCATCTTTAAGAACCTTTTTTCTTAGAGCTGAGCTCATGTGTGGGAGCAGGTGATCTAGTGTTATTTTTCTATCTGCTGTAGACGCAAATCCATTCGCAATACCGCTCATGAGGTCGCTAAAAATAATATCAGAAGTTATTTTGTCATCTTTACTGATTACTACTTCTTCAATACCGTAAAGCTCGGTGGCCTCATAAGCAGACATAAATGAGGTGCTATCTAGTTTGGCGGACCTTCCGTCTTTGGCTCCCATCGACAAGTCGAGCTTGGCGTTGAGAGTGGCTCGTTTTGTTGCTTTGAGGTCTGAGTCAATGTAGGTTGTGTTGGGGTCGTCGAGTGTCATCTCTACCCCGAAGAACCCGAGGCTGTCCAAGGTTCGAGCCTGTACGTTGGCTCCAAATCGAGCAGCAGCTTCCTCGGCAGTGCTACGGTTAAACGCGGCCAAAAGTATCTTGTGTTCAGGGAACATATCGGACAAAAGTTTGAGCGTACTGGTTTTTCCGGTACCAGCGCGGGCAACAATTACCATACTCTGGTTCTGTCCAAAGTCGTTGATAATCTTCAGCTGTTGCTCACTGGGGGTAATACCAGTCTGTTGGTAAACCTGCTCAGCGGTATAGGTCCGAGCCTTGTAGCCACCTACTTTTCCTCGACGAATCTTGGAGAAGTTGTCAGGCTCTCCAGACTTGCTCATACGTGAGGCGGCCCCAGTTCCAGTTGAATTTTGCTGTTCTGACAGGGCATCGCGGAGGCTCTGCTTCTTGTCGGAGATGAAGATCATGCCAGAGTCAATCTCGGAAATGAGAGCACTCTTTTGGGCATCGCTAATCGGGTCTTCTTCGGTGAGATCGGTTTCAGGGGAGACACGGTACCACTGGCCGTCTTCACCCTTGGCGTAGGTGTCCAAGGAGACCTGACGAGCGCCCTTAGTTGACTCTCCATCTGCGCCTGCGATTACGTCGCGGGAGAGACGAGCACCTGTTGGAGCCACATCGAAGATGTCCGCCGACGTTACGCGGGTACGAGAAGCAGACTGGTTACGTTCCTGAGAAGTGACCGGACGCTCAGAGTTGGTGAGGCTCGGAGTGAAAGGAGCGCGCGAACCGCTAATCTCAGACTGACCGTCGGCTGCATCAAGAGCGTCAAACACCTCAGACGATGAATACGAACGCGTGTTGTCGGAGACTCCAGCATCGTCAGCCGCGTACCACAGTCCGTCGGATCCTCGAACAAAATTGTCTACTCCGTTGGATACTATATCTCCAGCAGTTGCTGAGTTGAGATCGTCAACGGTAGAGATAGACATATCAATCTCATCGGGCAGCGCTGCACCAGCGCCCTTACCTTCTTCAGCATCTTCTTGTTTAGGTGCTCGTCCTCGGTCAGGACGGCGGCCCGATGCTTCGGTAAAGGCAGCGATGACACGCTGGACGGTTTCTTGTCGTTCTTGCGCCTTAGCAATTCGCTCGCTGTACCCATTGAGGATTTCGCGCTGTTCGTCCGTCAGGTACTGCTCGTCAGGGTTGTCAAGCGAGTTGGCGTATTCGCTCTTCTCGTTGTTTAGTTCCCCGAGAAGTTCTTGGTACTCACGCCACTTACGGAGTGCCTGTTTGCGTCGACGAGCAAACTCCTCAATGGGGATACTGAGGAAGTCGCGGTAGTTAGTCGACTCTGTGTAATCTTCTTCGTCCTCGCTAGCAGCAGAAGGCCGTGATCCGTCGCCATCACCGAACTCAGGTTCTGGTTTGCTTGGCTCGCTGGGTAGGGCACCTGGACCCTTAGGTGGTGGAGTTCCCTCAAGGGGGAGGAACGGACCAGACGGTCCTCGGCCATCAGGCTGTCCGTCTTGAGAGTCGCTTTTACCCTTCTTTCCCAACTCAATGAGGGGGATAAGTCCGCCAAAGAATTCGATGTGCTTGATGTAACCAACCATGTCGTTTTCGTCGTACATCTTGCGAATCTGGACAGAGCGCTTATAGGCCCAGCGATCCCAGAGTGCCCGCTCATTGGGGTCCAGTCGCTGGAGGAACTTGTAAGAGTCAGTAACAAAGTCAGAACGCTCTTTTTCGGCGCGCTGGAAGTTTGCAAACGCTGCAGCCTTTTCAGAAGCAGAAGCGTTGGGGTTCTCCTGAGCTTCGCGAGCGTCGAAGTAGGCTCGGCGCACGCGGTCTTCAAGGTAGTCGATGTTTGAGATGATGTCGTCGACCTTGAGAGGCATAAACCTAGTGTCTTTGAATGCCTGCCATGCATTGAATACGGCGCGGGGATCGGCTCCGACCGGGCCGTCAGCAAAGCGATCTGCCGTAGGAGAGTATGGGGCTCCTGCATCATTGACGTAGTCCCCGCTCTTCATCTCTTCGTTGATGCGGTCGTCGAGGTCCTTGATGGACTTGCCGAGTTTCATCTCTTCGAGTTTGATTTCGTTCTCAAGGATGGTGATGCGGCCACGCCAGAAGTTAAAGTCACGCAACAACTCAGTACGGCTCATGATGCCCATCCGGTCAGCATCTTCCATGAGCTTGCGTACGCGGTTGTATTCGCGGTGGGCATCCTCAAGACGACGCTGTCTGTCGATTAGCTTGCGGACACGCTTGTCTTGGAATATAGGCGCATTGAAGTCAGTACGCGAGTTGATTGGAAGCTCTTCCTCGACCAATTCGGGGTACTCGTCCCACCAGTTTCCCGCACCCTGGGGCTTCTTGTCGCGTGGACGTCGACCGCCACCGCCACCGCCGCCTCCGGATCCCCCACCACCACCGGGTCCGCCCGGACCACCAGGAGGGGGAGTCTTACCGCCAGGCTTAGCGCCTTCGCCTTGCCCAGTGCCAGGTTGTTCGCCTCCTTGACCGGAGTCTCCACCTTCTTCTGGTTCAGGGTCAGGTTCAGTGTAGTCTTTTCCGTTGATAACGCCAGCCAAAAGTTTGCGACGGCGCATTATTTCTTCGGTGCGACGTTTTTTCTCAGCCATGGACAGACGAGCGTCCTTGAGGCGATCCATCTCAACACCGTAGTCGTTGTAGAGGCCACGCAGAGCATCTTTTTGATTTTCGTTTAAGTTCTGGCCCAAATCCGTAAGGTCTTGGTACACCCCGTTAACAAAATCAGCATAGTTTTCAGCGTTAAGGAAGAACTTTCTAGGTTTGTCTACACCCCTATCGTCCTTTTCAGTGCCGTAAACAACCTCAACTTCACCAATCTCTTCGATATCGTTCAGGATTTGAGTAAACGACTCAAATGCATTAAGAGCGTCCTTGAAACGCTTAATAGTTTCTTTGGCTTCGGCCTTTTCGTCTCTGTCTTTATCTTTATCCTTATCCTGCCCAGCACCAGTATCACGCTGGCCCTGACCGCCAGAAGTGGGGGGAACTTCTTCCTCGGCACCGTCAGGAATACCGGCGTCCTGGTTGATAAACATCTGACCAGTGCCCTCCATGCGTTTGAGCTTGGAGGGGTCATAACGACGCTTCTGGATGTCGATTAGATCGGCTGCGGTATAGCTTTCAGGGAAGAACTTTCCAGTTGCTGGGTTGAGTCGTCGCCACGACGTAGTTCCGTCTTCTCGGACTTGGTAGAACTCAAAGATGTTCTTTTTTGTTTCGTCGTCCTCGTACCGAATAACTACACGCGATCCCCGAGGAACTCCGGTTACATCTGCAATTCCCGTAACAGGGGTAAGGTTTTCTTCGTCGGTAGTAGTAGTAGTGGTTTCGTCGTCTTCGTCGTCGGGACCCTGCAGGTTGATATAGCCGTTTTCAGTCTTGGCAAAAAGCTCTTCGCTAGAGAGTCCTACAGCGTCTTCGCCGTCGGCCACATTAAACCAAAGACCGTCTCTCTTGGTGTAGAACTCGTCGTCAAGCTCAGGGTCGTTAATGCGGAAGTCAGCTTCTGCGCCCTCGACGGAGTCATTAAGTTGGTCGACACTATCAACTTCGTCGCCCAGAAAAAGCGTAATGTTGTCGTCAGTAAGTTCAGAGATAAGATCAAAAATTTCTTGGCTATCAGGAGTATCTCCAACGAGTTGTTCAATATCCTTGAGATACCCTCGAAGATCATCGCGATCTTGACGGTTTGATAGATCATCCAGACCTTCAATAGTGCTGTTGAAGTCGTCAATGAGCGAGAGTACTGCGTCACCGTCTTCTTCACCGAGCAATGTCTTGAGGCGCTCACGCTTGAGCTTGCGAGCAATCTCTTCGTCGGAGTCTTCCGTGGTGGTAGCGGTGCTGGCAGCCTTGAGCTTTTTGATGGCTGCTTCGTGGGTGCGAGCAAGCTTTTCAAAATTAACTTTATTCTTAGGGTTGTCGTCAAAACGTCCCGAATCAATGGCAGCCCTGATTTGGTCGAGTTTTGTTTGGAGAGCTTCGACGTCGTTCTTCATTTCCGCAATGAGATCGTCAACATCCTTATCGCTGAAGGCATAGGGGTCGACTTCTTCTTCGATACCGAGGAGTTTGTTGACCTGCTTCTTGATGTCTGAAAGTGCTTCTTGAGCAAGCTCCTGCACTTCAGGGTCGTCGTCAAAATCTCCCATTCGAGTTTCAACAGCTTCAACCAAAGTGTTCAGCGCCTCAATAAGGCTCTGGCGGTCTTCGTCAGAAATTTCATCCAGCTCGTCGACGTAGTCGAATAGGTCTTTCACATCACTCAACGCTGAGTCAACGTCTGGGTCTAGCAACGAGTTCTTTAGGTCATTGTATGGATCACCCGTTGAGCTGACCGCTGTCTCTTCTTCGGAGAGGCCCGCCACCTTTGAGTTGATATATCCGTTGTATACCTCGGTCGGGATAGCGACGTTGTCTTCCCGAGACTTGTTGATGGCAAAGTCAATGTCATCGCGGTACTTGGTCAACTCGTCAACACGGTCGGGAGACAGGCTTAACTGTCCGTTGGCGTTGCGTTCCAGAATGTCGTCAACTAGTTTGCGTCGCTTCTCGAGATTCTGGACATACGCTTTATTGGTCGGAGAATCAAATCCGCTGGGAGTTTTGGCGCGATCGATGGCGGCTGCCAAAAGCTTCATAACAAGTTCTGCTCGAGCTTTGCGCTCTAGAGTGTCATTGAAGACTCCATCATCGTAATCCTTCTTGACTGCGTCATAGTCAGCCTGCATCTCATCAATAGAATTGTTGTACTTTTCAAGAATTTCTTGGATGTCATTTTCAGAAACGGCAGTAGACGTTGGTGTAGCTTGAATTACGGGAGTTCCGGCGGGGACACTGACCGTAACAGGGGTGTCCTTGGCTTTGGAAGTGTCTTTCCCGCCTTCACCACGCTCTAGGAATATTGCACCTTGGATGAGCATCTTCTGGGCGAGCTCGTAGAGTCGCTCGCTATCCTTGGGTTCTTGGAGGCTTAGGCCTCTCTTACGAGTTTTGAAGTCTTCAAGAGCCTCTGAATCGTTGTTGATAATCGAACTGGACGGTACAACAATTGGATCTGCACCCTCAAAGATGAGGTCGTCGTAGGCCCAACCACCCTTAACACGGGTCATGGTCTCTCCGTAGGCCTCAATTTTGCTTCCGAGGGGGAGGGCTTCTAGAACACCAGGACGTGTGACGAAGCGGTTTTCTTTGAGCTTGGCGGCAACGCTGGAATCATTTCCCCTATCGTTGGGCCGCTTTCCTTCTTGAGTGAGGTCAAAGCGCTCGCGAGTAATATCAACGAGTCGTGCAATAAGGTCTTTTTCTTTTTGCTTATCAGCAGCAGTAGGCTTTGACTTAGCGCGGATTGCTTCAATCTGATTTTTGACATCAACACTCTCGGCGTTGATTTTATCGAGACGCTCTTTACGCTGAGCTGCGTTGAGTCCACTCTTGGGTTTGGCTGGGGCTTTAGGCGTTGCGGGAGTTGCAGGAGTCTTGTTAGCTCTAGTGGTGATGAACTTTGATGCAGGTCCGACACGTTCTACGGTAGTTTCTCGGGCAGTAATTAGTGACTCAAGACGGTCACCGCCGGGGAGATCGGGTTGATTAAGCCAAGTACCATCATTAGTCTGAGTCTCCATTTTGGAGACCGTCATCCCTGAATCATTCGTATCGCTACGAGTGAGGCGCGTGGGGAGAGTGCCCTTTGATCTGATAATTACAGTGGAGCCTATAGGAAGCTTTTGGAACTCATCAGCTGAAGTAATCTTGTCGCCGACCTTGGGAGTCGCGGGAGTTTCAGGAGTTGCAGAAGTGTCAGGAATAAAAGATACAACGGGTGTAGATTCGGTGCTACGAGCCTTGATGGTGACAATCTTTGACTCGGCGGGGGCGGGCACGAAAGCGTCGTGAACAATCTTAGGAACTTCTAGGAACCTGTTGGGATCGTTGGGGTCTATTGTGATTCCGTACTTGGGCTTCCCAATGCGCTGCGTACCATCATCCATAATCTCGAGGAGTGCACCTGAGTTGAAGTGCTTGGCAATGCCGAACTTCTCGAAGAGTTCGCGGTTAGTGTATACCTCACCTTCGTAACGAACCTGCTTATTCAGCCATGCTTCGGCTTTGGCAGCCATAGTGGGGGTGAGCTTGCTGGTGTCGAAGGTACCTTTACCTTGTGAGCCTGTTGTTGTAGGTGTTTCAGGAGTTGCAGGAATCGTGGCAACGGGCTTCTTCGTCGAAGCCTTCTCAATCTTGAAGAGATCGGTGAACTCGGTGTTCTGGAAGTCTTGGGAAAGCATGTCTTCGAGCTCTTTGTCGTCAAGGCCCAAAGCCTCAATCTCGTTAAGGGCGTTGGCCCAGAGGTCGAACGCATCTTCACGCTGGAAGTCCTGCTTATCCTTGGGGAGGGAAGCCTGCTCGTTGATCTTAGCTTCAAGGGCTTTGAAAGCATCGGTCTTGCGGAGAGCGAGGAGTTTAGTGGCGTCTTCGTCAGAGAGGTCGCGTCCGGTAAGTTCCTTGAACTGGGCTTTTAGCTGAGGGCGCGAGAGGTCTTTGCTGTTGACGTTGAAGTTCTTTTTGAAAGCGTCTTTGTAGGCTTTCTGGAACTCGTTGGCGTCGCGCACGCGAGAGACATCTGCCTGTGCGGCTTCAATCTCATCAGTCGTTGGTCGAGCCGTTTCAGTCTTTGTGGTACCAGGCTTAGGAGAGTCAGGGACATTCTTACCGTATTTCTCGTCAAACGTACTCTGCTTGACTGAGATTGCATCCGTCAGTCGAGCATAAAGAGCCTTGGCCTTGCTGCCCTCTCCACGCTTGACGAGATCATCAACCAGTCCACGAATGGCTTTGATAACATCTCCCTCCGCGCCTGGCTGGGTCTGCCCGCCACGCAACGGAGACTTCAAACTTTCAGCAATACGCTTGGCACGCTCCCGAGCGCTGTTCTCCCCAAGACCATACTCGCTCTGTAGGTAAGCAGGATCCGTGAGGTCACCAAATTTTTTCGTAAGATCCTGCTGAAGCTGTTTTGCAGAGCCTTCAGTTAGCAGAGTGGTAGTGCTCGTCCCAGTAGTCTTAGCACCACGCTTAGTCGAAACAGGTTCATCTCCGCCGTCGTCAATTTCTGCCTCAAGATCGTCTGCCGTGGGCTCATCTGGTTCGGCAGGAGCCTCGGCTTCTGCTTCGGCGTCTTCGCGGTCCTTGGCTTCGTTGTACTTGGCGCGGGCGTCGTCAATCTTCTGTTGGAGGTCAGCGTCCTTCTTGTCAAAGTCTGCGGCCATGGGGTCGAGGTCTTGCTGCTTACCCTCGAGGGCGACAATCTCGTCAGCGAGTTGTGCTGAGGTCTTTTCGGTCGGCTTCTTCCGAGCTGCAGCACCCTTACCCTTGGCAGTGTCGCCTGAGAGAGCATCACGAAGCGCGCCCTTGGCACGGTTCTGCATGGCCGCGGCTTCTTCTTTAGACTCGGGGACCTTCTCGCCAGCCTCTTCAATGAGGGTGCGGTTGACGGTAGCAATAGCGTCTACCCAGTCGTCGGCTTCGTAGCTTTCTCCAGTGAGTCGGTCTTTGATGAGGAACTTGCCCTCAGGGGTGGTTCGGACATCAAAGTCGCCACCCTCAGTTTCGTAGTGACGGTTGCCGTTCGAGTCCGTCCCGAGGTCCTTCCACCCAAGGGGGACGTCGCGACGAGTAATGCTGGAAAGATTGGGAGTAGCGGTCGTTACCTGAGCGCCAGCAGGAGTCTTGACTCCGGCACGCTGAAGTGCTTCGGTGGAGAGTTCGGCCTCAACCTCAGAGGTTGCGCTGACGTCGACGTCGTAGAATCCAGAGCGGATCCCAGCCTCTCGAGCCTGCTTGGGGTTGACGTAAATTTCGATGTTCTTGTCACCAGAACCAGGCTGGGTGACAGTACCCGTGATACGGACAGTCCTTGGCTTACCGTTATCGTCCATCCCAAGGAGAGCGAGCAAACGACGAAGGGCGCGCTTGAGGCCACCACCCATATATATCCACTGACCACCGTCTTTTCCGTCTGGGTCACGAAGCTGTCGACGTGTTCGGAGCGAGAGGGCTAGGCGGGAGTTGCCACCTGCTGCGATGAGCGCCTCAATCTCGTTGAAGTCGTCGAAGTCGTTATTGTCCGTCACAAAATCTCCAATGCGGATCTGGCTAGCAGAGCGTAGGTCTTAGAACTATTTTACACTAATAATAGTGTCTAGTGTTGAGTCTAGTTGTTCTTGCGTTCGGCTATTTTCTTGAGCAGGCCACGTCGGATGTACTCCGCCTCGTGCGCCAAAGAACCTCGGGATCCAGCAACAATGAGATCGGACTCAGGGACCTGCGACAGGTCCTCATCGTCTCCCGGGAACAGGTTGTCAACAATTTCTTTAGCCATGTGTCTATCCTATCTAACTTTGTCTCAGACTAGAAAACGTACTTCTCAATAAAGTCGCGGAGTGCATCGGGGATTCGAGAATCAATGCCAGCGCCAGAGAACTTCTCCATGAAGACCTGAGCAAAAAGTTCGGCAAACGCTTCGTACGGATTAGTCATTCCATACTCGCTGAGCGCGGCCAAGATCCATGGGTTAGCTTGGATTAGTTTGGCTAGTCGAGCTGAAAACTGAGACGCTTCTTCTTGCTTTCCGTTGAAGTCGACCTCTTCTGTTACACCCTCAGGGGAGTCGCCAAAGTCGATGACGTGCCCCCACTCGTGGCTGATGACATACTCAACGAATCGGTCTACCCCACCCGAGTAAGCAGCCATCATCTGCCATGCTTGGTCACCGCGCTGTGCTTTTAGACGTTGTTGCTGAAAAAACCTATCCATCCGGTCTTGTCGGGCGATGTTGTCAGGGAGGAGGACTGACGCATCAACAATGATTGACCTCGTGGCTTTGTCGTAAGTTGGTTTACCATTTTGATCTAAATACGAGACTGTGGAGCTTCGAGCGTACCCAGTGTAATTATCGTTGTCTGTATCATCAGGAATTCGATTAGCCAAAATAGTTACTTCAACAAGTCCCCCAGTGTCCTTGGTGTTATCGCGGAGCTTTTGAATATTCTTAAGGAAAGAGTCGATTTTATTGGGGTGCGCCCTAAATTCTTTACTGATTGCAACGGTAACATTGCCTAGCCGATAGAGATCGACATTCTCGTAGGCTTCTGCCTGTTTCGCAATAAAATCTTGTTGGATATCAAGGATATCCTTGCGAAGACGATCCTCCCAGCCCAGACCATCAGCTTTGTAGCTATCTATGATGCTGGCGCTACTGGGGTCATTGATAAATCGATTATATTGACTACTTGCAACGCGCCCAGCAATCTCATCAAGATAGGACGAGGCCGATACATTTTCCCAGCCGTCGATATCTACGCGAGGGAGATCTCGAGCGCTCCCAGCATCTCGCGCCATAGAAGACCCAGGAGTGACGTCGGGACTTTGATATCGCTGGGTGTAGTCGTCTTCAATGATGATTTCTATACCATCGTCGTCTTCGCCCATCTGAGATGCAGCACCCTTGCCCATGTCAGAGAGATTGGGAATGTTGCTGAGATTAGCAGGAGGTTTGGACTTGATGCCCAATCTGCGAAGAGTACTTTCGGGAATAATGGCACTGGCTTGAGTCAGATTTTTAGACTCAGCGAGATAGTCTCCGCCGGGGACGTCGCCACCATTCTTGGCATCGACGCGGACAACGGCTTGGGTAGGCGAAGTGATTTTGACAATCTTGCCAACACCACTACCAATCTTTCCATTGGCCATGCGCGCAAAGAATCGGACCAAACCGCCCATGTAAATCCACTGGCCTTCTGCATCTCGCAGTTGCCACATCCAGTTGTCATTCCCTTGGAAGACAGCAGATACTAGTGAGTCAATGTCTCCATCGTTACTCTGTGGTGCCATCGTACTTGTCCGTTAGCGTCAGACCATCTGCGTCATCGAGGTCTGGGTCAAGAGCGGACGTTGGTGTCCACCGAGGTTTGTCGATGCGGTCAAGGTCGTTAACTAAACGCTCTTCAGCGTTAGCCTCAATCTCAAGTAACTGCTGGACATACTGAGGGTCGTCTTCAGGATCGTCCACCTCATCTTGCTGGGCTATTTCTGCAGCAGCAACAATGACCGAGTCCGCCAAGTCAACAAGGTAAGCGTAACTAACGCCTTGGTCCATAATGGCGTAGTTGTTGAACTCACGCTCAAGGCTCCGTGGTTGAGCACAGATTGATGCAATAAGAGCATCTTCTATAGATTCAGGAGCCTGCGTCGAGAGGTATTCAGCAAGAGCAGCGCGAGACTGGGCGTCGGGACGTCGAGGGTGTCCGTCAGGGAGGAGTTCCGTGTAGGAAGTGAGGACGTTGCTGTGGACGTTCTCCGCGTCGGAGATGTAGTTCATGACCTCGCGGAATGCCTGAGCGTCTCCGTATCCTTGATAGCGCTCGTTGGCGTAGATGTAGGACAAGACCTCGTGATCGATGTAAACCCGACTCTTGTCAGCAACCTCAAAAGCGGAAGCAAGAAGAGGGTCTACCGCTGGGGCGGGGAGGGACTTATTGGCGCGGAGGGGTTCTTCGTCGTAAGAATCAATGATGTCTTGAAACATAGTGAGATTCTACCTCTCGGCCTTGTACGGAAGCAAGTCAGCGTCCGGCGAGTCGTATGTCCGAGTCGCCAAGCTAGTTACGCGGGAGAAGGGGTCGTCACCCTCAGAGACAGCGCGGAGCCACGTTGCTCGCAGAGCTGGGACAATCTCGTGCCCGAGTCCCGAGTATTCCGCCAACGAGAATAGAGCGTGCTCGGGGGAAGAGTATTCCTCTTCGGGGAGGATGGTCGTGAAGGACGGAACCTCAGGGAGTTCGTAAATAGGAATGTAGTTATCCGAAACCGCGTATTGGGCCGCTTCTCGAGGTGCGAATCCCGACGCTGTAACCGCGTAGCGGTAGCGGGCGCGAACATCAAGCGCGTCAAGGTTCTTCTCGTCGGCGGTTTTGTGGAGAATGGACTCCACCTCAACCGAGAACATAAGTGGACGCTCTGGGTACTGGTTCATATTAGACCTCGGGTTCTGCAAGTGGGACAGGAGGGGCAGCCTCAGGTGGTGCTTCACCTGGGTTTACGGGTGTGGGTCCGGGAGCGCCGAGAGGCTGACCTGCAAGAGCCTGCTGAACCTCGGGCGGGATCGGAGCGGGGTTGTTGGCCTGTGCACCCTGTCGGATTGTCTCCATAACCTCGGGTGCGAACGCCGAGAGCATGGCTTCGGTGAGTTCGGGCGTGATAACGGCGCGAGACTGAAGCAGGCGGAGCGTAAGTTCGGTTGGCGTGGGTGCATCGGCGTCGGAGAAGCCGTGAGCACGTCGCCACGTCTGGTACGAGATCGCCATGTTGCTAAATCCAGCGTCTGCATCAGCCGCACGGTCGTTTCGAGTCGAAACTTCGGCGGGGTCGTACCACACAACAACGCGAGAGATCTCTTCGTCGATGTACCCAAGGCTCTTGAGGTAGGGGCGGAGGTAGACAACGGTCAACGCGTCCGAAAGGAGCAACATGATGGGTTCGATGTGTGCCTTGTAGAGGCTTTCGTCAATCTGGACAGCGTTGGAGTACTTGACGTTGGCAAGACCAGTAACGGTGTCCTTGGGAACGTCGAGGCCCTGCAAGATACGCTCGAGAACGCGGTCTGAACGCTGAGCAAGAGCTGGGTCGAAGGAACGCTCGAACTTAAACTGCTTGATCTTGTCGGCAAGCTCGGCTGGACCGCGAATAATGAGTGGCACAACGGCGCTCGCGGATGATTCATCCGAAATCGGAGTCGTCATGGCGTCAACAAGTTGATCTTCGAAGTCGTCCTCCTGCTCCTCGGGCAGAATGTTAGTTCCTTGCTCGTCATCGTCCGAGTAAGGGTAGTCAGCGTCGGCAGAAGCGGCTAAAGAGAGTCCGTCGGGCAGGTAGAGTGCTCCGGCGTTGAGGCGAGAGCGTGCTGTGGCGCGGAAGGTGCGGTTCAAGAGGAGAAGTTCAGCGCAAAGGTCGAGGACACCGCGCATCGAGGAGTCTGGCTCGTCCGAGAAGCGGGGGTGAGCTCGCCAAATGCGTCCGACGAAAGCTCCCTTAGAGATGGGGGTCGAATCTCCTGCTGGAGAGTCGCGTCGGTGGAGGATGGAGTAGTTTCCACGTGCGTCCATGACCAATTCGTCGGTGGATCGGATATCCCAGCTCTCGAGGAGGCCAGAACCAATCATTTCGGGGCGCTGAACAAGGTAGCACTCTCCGGTAACGCAGAGATTGAGGGCAGCGTCGCGCAAGAGGCCAGCCTGACCACCAAAAGTGGAGCTGAGGCGAGCAAGGGCACGTTCCGAGGCTTCCGCCATCCCGTCGGGGATCATGTCGGACGAACGAGCGTTGACTGGAGTCTCGGCGGGGTTCTCAATAACGGCTGCGTAGAGTTTGATTCGGGAAACGATAGACGCAACGAGGTTGAAGGCATACTTGACTTCACCAATAGCGTCGTAATACTCCCACGCCTCTTGTTGCCACTGCGTTCCGCCCGATGCCTTGCGACGTTTGAAGGCTTCGCCCTCGGCTTTGTCGTCGAGACGCATGCGAGTAGCGGCAGCGGTCAATCCCCGAGGGGCTGCGTAGGGGGCAGCGGTGAAGGGGATGCCCGAGTCCTTGCGAAAAACGCCCACGCTTACGTCCTATCTAGAAAATCAGAGATTATTCCCGTCACGGCAGACAAAGCAAGCACCACGCAGACAGGAAAAAATATGGTTGGTATAAGTATACAACCGATTACAATAAGCGAGGCCGTCCAAATGGACGTGCACCAGTTACAGGTGAGTAGGTACCCGAGTTGAGTGTTCGGGGGGAACCGCTTCCAGATTCGCTCCCGAATGGGCGCGGAAATTTGGTCGGTTGTGATGATCCGCGCGAGGCGGAAGGTTGCCAAGGTGAGGGTCAGGAGCGTTATGGGGTCTGTGAAACTCATGCGAGAGCCTTGTAAGGGTTCCATGAGCGGAGGCGTGACCCACAACCACAGCTCGAGGTGATGTGGAAGGCAATCTGACGCCCTGCCAGAGTTTGGATTCGGTGGAGGCCTCGACGATCGGTGTTCCGGAGGTAGAGTCCGGGGTCATACTCTTCTTTGAATATGACTTGAGGACCGCCTGGCCCGTCCTGAGCCATGATGATATGCGTTGGAGTGACAACAATACGAATAGCGGTGATGTCGTGCCTATCCGTAACGGAGAAGTCAAAAGTATTGAGGGGCTGATTGGTGGCTGGGCGGAGGATGGCCTCGGCGGGAAACAGGTCTTGGAGGATTTTCACTAGTTCTTGATCCTTTTGTACATTGCGCGGTACGAAACCTTGGCCGCGTCGGCTAGTTCTTGAATCTTAACGCCATTTTCATAGAGGGAGACAACAAGAATAGTGAGTTGCTGGTTCGCTAGGGCGTAAGGATGGTTGAGGGCGTGGCGCGAACGGAAAAGTCGGGCTTGTTGGGAAAGGTACAAGATGGTTGACAAGTCGGTTGCGGTGACACCAGGCGAGGGACGTCGACGGTTGACGTACTCAGAGAGGTGTGGGATGGGGATTGGGGTGGTATCCGTGGTTGGGGTGAGGGTTTCGTGGATCCAGTAGTGCAGGGCAGAGCGGGAACGACGTGCGTGGCGGGGGAGGGCTTCTTGGATGGAGCGGAGAGTCCACCCTGCATTGAAGAGATCGCGTACCCGTTCGCGGAGGTGCTGGGGCTCGAGATCGTACAGGTAGACGGATTCACATTCGGGGAGGTGCTGTCCACGGGCTGACTTTCTCATGGTTTCATTTTACGGCATATGTTCAGGACGGATAAAACTGAACAGAAGGAGACGTTTTAGTACCTTTACGATAAATGCTTTTGCCCGGAGAGACGGATACGCGCTATTTTCGGGCCTCTTCGAAACGTTTCCAAAACACCGACG